ATAATGGTTCAGTAGGATATACTGGTTCTATAGGTTATACAGGTTCGCAAGGTGTGATTGGTTATACTGGTTCAAGAGGATATGATGGTTCCAGAGGATATAATGGTTCAGTGGGTTATACAGGTTCTATAGGTTATACTGGTTCTGCTTCAACTACAATTGGTTATACGGGTTCAGTTGGTTATACGGGTTCTATAGGTTATACAGGTTCGCAAGGTGTGATTGGTTATACAGGTTCTATAGGTTATACTGGTTCTGCTTCAACAGTGATTGGTTATACGGGTTCGGTGGGTTATACGGGTTCTATAGGATATACTGGTTCTGCTTCAACAGTAATTGGTTATACTGGTTCAAGAGGATATGATGGTTCCAGAGGATATAATGGTTCAGTAGGATATACTGGTTCTGCTTCAACAGTGATTGGTTATACTGGTTCAAGAGGATATGATGGGTCTGTTGGTACAACAAACGCAAATGCTTTAACAGGAAATACTTTAGCAAGTAATGTAATAACATCAAGTTTAACCACTGTTGGAACTTTAGGTTCTTTAACAGTATCGGGTACTGCATCATTAAATGGATTAACACAAGTACAACAATTAGATTTACCTTACACTGCTAAAACTAATGCTACAGGAACTGTGGTACATGATTGTTCAGTAGGTCAAGTATTCTATCATACATCTATATCAGGTAACTTTACACCAAATTTTACAAATCTTGGATTAACTTCTGGTTATATCACAGAAATACAGTTATTTTTATTACAAGGAAATACATCAAGAAGTGTAACGGCCATGCAAATAGGTGGAGTTGCAAAAACTATCAATTGGTATAATGCTACTAATCCAACTTATAGTTCAAACGCAATAGATATAGTTACCTTTACTATTTTATTAACAGGTACGACTTATACAGTATTTGGTAAAGTAGATAAGTATGATTCTGTTGCAGCAGGTGGCGGTGGCGGGTAAGAGTATTTGAAACATATAAATAGTAATAAAAAGTGAGGAAATTATGTCAGAACAAGTAAAAACATTTATTGATAAATTATCAACAGGTAATGCCGCTGAAGCTGGTGAGGCGTTTAAAGACGCTTTAAGAGATAAAGTAGGTAGTGCATTAGAAGATAGAAGAAAAGAATTAGCGAGTACTTTGTTTCAAGGTAAGTTAGATGTAACTTCGTTTAGTGACCCTAAACCAGAAGTTATTAGTCCATCACCTAAAACAGTACCAGACAGTATGGTAAATAATGGCGAGCAAACTAAGTAATATAATTAAAGAAACACAAATTTCTGATTCTAAATCTTATAATGATTTATCACCAGTAATGAAAAAAGCTGTAAATGAATTTTATAAAGAAATGGAAAAATCAAAGAATAGTATTTTAGAAAGTTTTGAAGGTACAGTAGAAAAGATCGCAAAACATAATAAAATAAATGAAGAAGAATTATATGATTTTTTTGCGAAAGAAGTAAAAGAAAAAATAGGAGCAAATTAAATGGCAACATTTATAGTAAAAGGCGAAAACATAACAGACCCTACTGAAGAAGATTTTGGTAGAGCACATTTTGTAAGAGTAAACGCAACAACAGATGGTGCTATATTAACGGTAAAAGATGCTGATACTAATGTTTTAGGTACAGTAATATTTACAAAAGCTGGCGATTCAGCAATTATTGAAAAAGGTGCTGATCATACTATTACAGTAGACCACGCTTATTGTAGTGCTGTAGGTTCACCTAGAAGTTAAAAATATGGCTGATATAATATCATCACAGATTATCACTGATACATCTGGAGTAAAGTATGTTATTAAGTTAACAAACTATTCAGATGGTACAGGTGAGACTAACATTAAAAAAGTAGATGCAACAACATCTAACTTTATGAGTACTAATGGTAATCGAAAGATTGCTAAAGTTTGGTTCTCAATTAATACTGCTAATCCAAAATCTTGTGTAGAAATTAAGTGGGATGGCGCTACGCCTTCTACTGCTTTATTATTATCAGGTCAAGGATTTTTTGATTTTAGAGAGTCAGGAAATGACCTAACAAATAATGCTATTACCCCTAATGGTAACGTATTATTAAGTACAAGAAATTTTGCTACAGGTGATAACTATTCAATCGTTATAGAATTTAGATAAACTATAAATAGTAAAAAGAGGGAAAATGAAACTTATAAGAGAAGAAATTACAGAAGCTACATATCTTGTAGAAGAAAAAGAAGGTAAAAAAGAATACAAAATTAAAGGTGTATTTTTACAATCAGAGATTAAAAATCGTAACGGTCGTATCTATCCGGCGGACGTTCTTCAAAAAGAAGTTACTAGATACAATAAAGAATTTATTAATAAGAATAGAGCTTTCGGTGAACTAGGTCACCCTGAAGGACCAGTTGTTAATTTAGAGAGAGTATCTCACATGATTAAAAAACTGTATCCAGAAGGTAAGAACTACATTGGTGAAGCAAAAATTATGGATACTCCATACGGTAAGATCGTAAAAAATCTTATTGATGAGGGCGCTAGATTAGGCGTATCATCAAGAGGTATGGGTTCCTTAGTACAAAGAAATGGTCATAACTATGTTGGTAATGACTTTTTCTTAGCAACAGCTGCTGATATCGTGGCAGATCCAAGTGCCCCAGATGCCTTTGTAGAAGGTATCATGGAGTCCAAATCTTGGATTTGGGACAACGGTATTCTTGTAGAACAAGACGTTGCTGCTTGGAAACAAGAGTTAATTAAAACTAAAAGAAACGAATTAGCTGATAAAAAAGCTAAGATTTTCGAAGATTTCTTAAAGAAATTGTAATAAAAACGTATAGAAAAACGTATTATTATAAATATCATTAATAAAGAGAGAAAATTTAATTCGAATTAAATAAACAAGGAGATTTCTCAAATGGCTACAGAAAACAATGTAGAAAACAAGTCAGTAATAACTGAAGAATCAGTTACTATTACTGATGCTCCGAAGAAGAATGCTGTTGCAGCTGAACCTACTCATCTTAAAAATGATGCTCAGGATCTAGGTGCTGCGGTTACAAGTCCAACGGACAAACTTCCGGATTCTACTAAAAATAATAAAAAAGTTTCTGACGCTGTTAATGCTAAAGCTGCAGATGTTGACGCTAGTAAAAAACCAGATACAGAAGCTGGTGTTACTAAAGTTGCCACTCCAGGTGAATCATTAAAAGTGGAAGAAAAAGAAGAAACAATTGACGTTTCTGATGACGTTAAAGCGTTAATCGGAGATGAAAAATTAACTGAAGAATTTAAAGTTAAAGCTGCTACTATTTTTGAAGCTGCTCTTAAAGCAAAACTTAAAGAACATAAATCAAAAGTAGAAGTTGAATACGCTTCTAAACTTAAATCTGAAGTTGATACTACTAAAGCAGAACTCGTTGAAAAAGTTGACTCATACTTAAACTACGTTGTTGAAGAATGGTTAAAACAAAACGAGATCGCTGTTGAAAGAGGTATCAAAGGCGAAATCGCTGAGGACTTTATTACTGGTCTTAAAAAATTATTTGAAGATCATTACATCAATGTTCCAGACGAAAAATATGACGTGTTAGAAGATCAAGCTTCTAAGATCGATGAGCTTAACAAGAAATTGAACGAGCAAATCGAATCTAACGTTAAACTTAATTCTGAAATTGGTAAGTTAACAAGACAAGATATAGTTGACGCTGTATCGTCTGATTTAACTGATACTAACAAAGAAAAGTTTAGCAAGTTAGCTGAAGAAGTTGAATATTCTAATGCTGAGGAATTTAAAAAGAAAGTATCGACTATTAAAGAGTCCTACTTTGTTTCTAAAAAAGAGATTTCATCTAAGGATGGAATAGATAACGTTGCCGAAGGCGAGACTACAGATAATGTAGATTTGTCAAACGCTATGACTGCTTATGCGGCCGCTATCAGTAAAACAAAAAATACCATTAAAATTGGTAAATAATAAGGGAGAAAAAAAAAGATATGTACTTATCTGAACAATTAGTTAAAAAATGGCAACCGATTCTTGAGCATCCTGAACTCCCAAAAGTAACGGATAGTTATAAGAGAGCGGTTACAGCTGTTATCTTGGAAAACCAAGAGAGAGCAATTAAAGAAGATAGAGCATTTATGTCTGAGTCTGCTCCGCAGAACTCAACAGATACTTCTTACGTTCAAAACTGGGATCCAATTATGATCTCTTTAGTAAGAAGAGCAATGCCGAATCTAATCGCATATGATATATGCGGTGTACAACCAATGACTGGTCCAACTGGACTGATCTTTGCAATGAGAGCAAAATATGCTTCTCAAGCTGGATCTGAAGCTTTATTTGATGCTGCGAACACACAGTTTGCTGGTTCAAATGCTGCTCAGTCAACATCAAGTGGTTATTCTGGAGCAGAAACAGGAACTAACCCATCAGTATTAAACGACAGCCCAGCTGGCGCTTATACTACTGGTTCAGCAATGCAAACATCAAGAGCAGAAGCTCTAGGTGATGCTGCTGGAAATAGTTTCGCTGAAATGGCATTTTCAATCGAGAAATCGACTGTAACTGCTAAATCAAGAGCTCTTAAAGCGGAATACACTATGGAATTAGCACAAGATTTAAAAGCTATCCATGGTTTAGATGCTGAGACAGAACTTGCAAACATTCTATCTGCTGAGATCCTTGCGGAAATCAATAGAGAAGTTGTAAGAACTATCTACATCAACGCTGAAAAAGGTGCTTCAAGAAACAGTGGGACTCAAAATACAACGACTGAAGGAATTTTCGATTTAGATACAGATTCTAATGGAAGATGGTCAGTTGAAAGATTTAAAGGTCTTATGTTCCAAGTAGAAAGAGAAGCTAACGCTATTGCGATCAGAACTCGTAGAGGAAAAGGTAACATCTTGATTACGTCAAGTGATGTTGCTTCTGCTTTACAGATGGCTGGTGTATTAGACTACGCTACTTCTTTAAACAACAACTTACAAGTAGATGACACAGGCAACACATTTGCTGGAATATTAAATGGAAGATACAAAGTTTATGTAGATCCATATTCTGCAAATCAAGCTTCAAACAACTACTTCGTAGTAGGATACAAAGGTTCGTCTCAGTACGATGCCGGAATATTCTATTGTCCATACGTTCCACTTCAAATGGTGAGAGCGGTTGGTCAAGACACGTTTCAACCCAAAATAGGATTTAAGACTCGCTATGGAATCCAAGCTAACCCATTTGCTGAAACAGGTGCATCAGACGCACATGCTCAGATCAATGGTGCAGGACAAGCGAATAAAAATAGATACTATAGACGTGTTGAAGTAAAAAATTTAATGTAGAAATACATTGGATTTGTCTTACGACAATACAATTAAAAAGGGGAGACATAAAAATCTCCCCTTTTTTAATGCCTAAAAGTACCAACCAAAGATTGACACTTGTATAAATATATGATACTATAATAATATGATAGTTTATAAAATAACAAATAAAATTAATAATAAATTTTACATTGGTATAACTTCTGGATCTATAGAAAAAAGATTCAATAGTCATGTTAGACAAACTAGATATCTTTTAGGTCAGGCAGTTAAAAAATATGGTAAAAACAATTTTGTTATAAAACAAATTGATACTACAACATCATTTAAAAAATTAAAAGAAAAAGAACAATATTATATAACTAAATTAAAACCACATTATAATCTTACTAAAGGTGGTGATGGTACTATTGGTTATAAACATAAAGAAAAATTTATAAAATTTAGAAAAAAATATATGAAAGGTAATAAACTAAGAAAAGGCCTTACTTTTACAAAAGAACAAAAAAAAAAGATATCAGAATCATTAAAAGGTAATACCAATAAACTTGGTAAAACCGGCGCTAAACTGTCTAATGAATTTAAAGAATATCGTAGAAAAATAATGTTACAGAA